ACGAACGGGACGCCGGCCGTCGCCGCCGTCGCGAACACGACCGGCCCGGCCGAAGTGTACGTCGCCTCCTGGAACTCGGCGACCTGCGAGGCGTTCAGCGCCGCGGCGATCCCGATCGCGACGTCGGTCGTGTCGTCGCCGGATTGGACGATGTACGTCACGGTCTTTTCGTTGACGCTGACGGTCCAGATGGTAGCGGACGCGCCGGCGGCCGTGATCGTGAAAATCGTTACCTGCCGGACCGCTTGCGCGTCCCCGCGGAATTTGTTGCGTGGCATGTCGGGCGCCCTCTTTAGGAAATCGGCCAGGGCGTCGGCGACCCGACCAGCGGCCCCGTCCACTCGAAACTGTAAGCCCACTCGACGCGGTACTTCCGGTACACGCCCCGACCCATCTTCTTCGGGGTCGTCACGCTCCCGTCGATCGCGTGCTTCAGGGCGAACGGCCAGATCGCCCCGGGCACGGCCGGCGGCCCCAGGAACCCGACCGCGTACCCGCGCTGCGTGGCGATGACGGGCGTCTGGTCGTACACCTTCTGACGCTGCGGCGGCCCCTCGATAGCCGGCTGGACGACGTACAGCGGCCCGCCCCCGCTGACCGTGATCGTTTCGGACCAGTCGATAATCGCCGTCCCGGTCAGGGTCGGCATCGGGTAATCCGCTTCGGCCAAGAACCGGAATTTCCGCTGCGTCGCGTATTCCGGCCCCTTCACTTCCTCGAAATTCGGCCCGTCCACGATCAGCGTCCCGGACAGGCTGCCGGCGTTCCGGATGACCGTCGCCGACTCTAAACCGCCGTCTTGCTTCAGGATCAGGTCTTTCCCGGGCACCTTCATTGCCGTCATCATGGCGATTTGTTTCGCCGTCAAGTCGGCCTGCCCCGACCCTTCCAGGTAGCCTTCACACTCGATGGTGTCCGTGTACATATACGGCAGCCGGTCTTCCCCCCGTTCCGTCTTGCGGCGGGACTTGACCGTAACCCCGTTCGACGGGAAGGCGTATTCCCCCCACACGACTTGCACGGGCGCCCCCCTTACTTGTTAGCCTGGAACTGCTGCGTCTGGTTCAGGCGGAACAGGTCTTCCAGCGCCTGCACCTTGACGTCAAGCGCGACCTTGAAGTCGGTCATCACCTTCGACAGCTTCGCCGTGATGGACTCGGCGACGTGCTGCGGGTCTAGGTTGACCTGCACCCGCACGTCGGCCTTGATCTTGTCCACCTGCGCGCGGACTTCCTTCAGCGTCGCTTTGTTGAAGTCCTCGATATTGGAGTCGTCGGCCCCCTTCTGTTCGGCCGCGAACCCGGCGTACCGCTCGGCCCCCAGCTTCTGCCGCTCCTTCGCGACCAGTTCGGGGGCGATCGTCGCGGCGAGGTTGGCGCGGTCGGGCGTGACGGACGTCAGCCCCCCGGCCCGAATCTCGCGGACGGCTTCTTTGGCTTGCTCGAATTCTGATTCGTGCATCGCCCCGACCCGCTCGGCCATCGACGACATTCGCTGTTCCCGCTGGGACAGCAGTTCCAGTTCGGCGCGGGCGACGTTGACGGACGCCTCGCGCGCCCGCTTTTCGGCCTCGACCGCCTTCAGCCCGGCTTCCTTGTACCGGGTCAGTTCGGCTTCGGCCCGTTCCGCCGACTTCACCACCTGATCGGAAGCCGTCGTCGCGTCGGTGTATAGCTGCGCCCGCTTCGCCTTGTCCACCGGGGCGCCGCTGTTCTCGGCGGCCTGTTGCGCCCGCCACGCGGCCAGCGCCTTATCCCGGTTCGTCTGCGTGACGGTCAGGTTCCCTTGTGCCGCCTTGACCTTGTCGAGTTGGTCGGCCGCCGTCGCCTTCGCGCCCGCGGCCTCGGCGTCCGCCTGCCGCTTCGCGTCCAGGGCCGCGAGGCGGGTAGCCTGATCCGCCGCCCGGCGTTCGCCGATCGCCGTCCCGCGGTCGAAGGTTTCCTGCCCGGCGGGGGCCGGCGCCCGGTTGTACGCCCGGGACAGGTCCGACGCCTGTTGCACCGGGAATTCGACCCCGCGGGCCGCTTCCATCGCCTGTTGATTGATGTTGCCGAACGCGAGGTTTCGGTCTAGGTCGCGCTTCGACCGGGCGACCGCTTCGGTCGTCCCGTCCAGGGCTTCGCGGAACTTGCGGAACGATTCGTGCAGGGGAATGAACTGGTCGCGCAGGGCCGATTCCTTCTGTGCCTGCGTCAGCATCCCGTTATTGACGACGTTCAGGGCGTCGGCGCCCTTCTGTGCCGCCGCGTCCAGGGCCATCACGCCCGCGGCGACGGCGACGCCCGCCGGCCCGCCCCGGCCGACCAGAGACGTAATCCCGCCGCCGGCCAGCCGCGACGCCCCGCCCGCCAGACTCGCGGCCTTGTCCGCGCGGGTCCGACTCATCCGGGCGACTTCGGCTTCGACGGCTTTGTTCCGCTCGGCCTTCTTCACCCGGTCTTCGGCTTCCTGCCGGACGGTCGGCGGCGGTTTCTTGTTCGCGTCCGCCTCTTCCTTCCGGCGCCGGGCTTCGTCGGCCTTCTGCTGCGCGAACGCGGCCTGCGACTGCGCGAGACGTTGGGTTTCGGTGATGACCTGTTTTTCGGCGGCCGTGACGCGCTTGATCGACTCCGCGAGCGAATTCAACGCCTGCGAAGCCTTGTCGTTTACGTCAACCTTCAGGTCTACCGTCGTGCTATCCACGCCGCCCCCGGGTCATCAGTCCGGCCAGCATCGCTTCGATCCCGTCCGCCCGGCCCGCCGCGATCGACGCTTCGACCCCCTCGACGATCTTCGCGTTCCGCCGCACGATCGGGTCGGCCGCGTCGGGCACCTGCCACCCGACCGCCCGGCATTCCAGAAAATGCCGGAACGTCTGGTACGCCCACGGGGGCGGGTCGGCCGCCCCCCGCCAGTGCCGGACCCGCAGCCCGATCGTCTTCGGGCAGGCGTGACACGGCGGGTCGATTTCCCGCCCCCGCAGCCGCGGCATCAGCAACGGCCGCCCGGCCTTGTCTTCCTTCACCTGCCCGCTGTCCGGGTCGTACTGGTACTTCCGGCAGTCGGAACAGGACCGGCCGTACTTCGGCCGGTCCAGAAGGTACAGGCGGGCGACCGCGATCAGTTTTTTGCGTCGGCTTCCCAGGCGTGCCCTTCGTACCCGCATATCCAGTTCGCGAGTTGGTGCAGGTACGACGTCCCCAGGGCCAGTTGTACCGTCGGGTCGGCGAGGATGCCGGGCGCCGCGTGCGTGCCCTTCGTGAACGGGATCGGGACCGGGCCGGCGGCCGTCTGCCGGTACAGCCCCGCCCACGAAATCAGGTGTTCGTCGATCAGGTCGCACAGCCCGGCGAGGCGGTCAAGCCCCGTCTTCCCGGCGTGCGTCTGTGCCTGAAAGTCCATCACCCGGGCCGGCAGCGCCGGGCGGTAGGTGAACGTCAGGTCGGGCCGCCGGCGGGCGGCCGGGACTTCGTTCGCGTCGGTCGCCACCCCGCGGCAGGTGTACCCGTCGGCGGGGGCGGCCATGATCCCGACCACGCGGGTCGGGTTCGCCGGGGTCGGCTTCGTCGTCTCGGACATGGACGCTGCACCGTCCTCGCGCAACGAATTGCACGACCGACCCGGGCGAGGGCGGGCGGTCGCGGGGCCGTGACTCACGCCCCTGTATCAAGCGTCGCCGTCAGTTCCAGCCCGGTATCGTCGGTCAGGGCGCCCGTCCGGAACGCCCGGCCGTCCAGGTCTACCATTACTTCCACCCGCCCCGGTACGACCGGCGACGTCGGGACGAAGGCGACCGACGGCATCGTGAAAGTCAGGACATACGTCCCGTTCGTCAGCGTGACCGTCACGGCGACGCCGGTCCCCGCCCCGGTGTCGTACAGGGCCGTGTAATCCCCATAGGGAATGGTCGTCTTGAACCGGATTTCCCGGTCCAGCATGACCAGCGCGGTCAGCGTGTTACTGAAGAAGAAACGATCCTTGTCGATCATGTTGTTGATCGACAATTCGATATTCTTCCCCTGACACGACACACTGTTCACGGACAGCGTGCAGTCGGCGAGGATGAACGGGGCCGTCGTCGTGTCGTCCTGCAAGCTGGGGAACGTGCCCGCGTTCCCGACGGTTTCGGTCGCCCCGACCAAATCCAGGTCAAGCCCCAGCGCCTGCCCCTGTTCGGCCCGGAACGTCGCCCGGTCAACCCCGACCGTCGCGTAGGTGAAAACCTTCGCGTGCCGGTCGATCGTGACGTAGCGGGCGACGGCCGTCTCTCCCAGCCTGTACCGCTTCAGCGTCCCGGAAACCGTCGTCGTCGTGCCGCACAGAATCCACGGCAGAAGCTGGTGCAGGTCGGCCGCCTGCGGCTCGAAACTGACCGGCCCCTCGACGTGATTCAGCCCGGCCCGGATGCGGGCCGCGTGGTGCGACCGGGTGCCCCGGACCCCGTTCGCGTTGACCTGTTCGGTCGCCTTCCGCAAAGACTCGGATTTGAAGTCCAGGCGGTAATCGACGGGCGACGACGCCCCGATCCCCATTTTGCCGATCGTGCCGATTGCGGGGGCCATGTCGGGCGACTCCTGTTAGGCGACCAGCCCGCGCGTCTCGCGGGATCGGAAAACCAGCATCATCCCGGACGACCAGTAGTTTTGCTTCAGGTCGGCCGGGTTCACGATCAGGTCGGGCTTCCAGTCCGTCAGCACCACTTCCGGCACGCCCGCAAGCTGCTGGTTGCGGAACCGGGCCGCCACCTGCCGGCGCCACTTCAGGGCGCGCGGCATGTTCTCGTCCAGCTTCGCCCCGGGCCGGTCGTACATGCCGACCAGCACCGGATACCCGACGTCGTCCTTCCCGGTCAGTTGCCCCAGCGGGGTTTCCCGGTCGAACGGGGCGACCTGGATCATCGGCAGCCCGGCCCCGGCGCCGCCCTGTCCGGCCGTCCCGTCGTCGTCCAGCCCCGGCAGGTACACGGGCACCCAGCGCTTGAACACCTTCGTCGCGTCGCTGCCGATCCCGGACAGGTTTAACCCCCGGATCGCCGTCACGACGGCGTCGAGAATGCGATTGTGGATCGGGTCCGTCGGATCGACCAGCGGCCGGAAGACGACCCGGGCGAGGGCGTCAACGGTCGTCGCGGTCGGCAGGCGGGCGGCCGTCCACAGGTAGTACCCGTATGCGATGCTGCCGGTCGTCAGGGCCGCCGTCCCCGCCCCGTTCGCCGTCGCGGTCCCGGCCAGCGTCCACGCCGTTCCGCCCCCGGCCTGTACGGTCATGGGCGAGTAGTAGAACCCGACCGTCGCCCCGGCCCCGGCCGCCCCGACGGTCGCCGTCGCGGTGCCGTTCAGGTTGTCGATAACCTGAAGGGTCAAGGTTCCCAGGTCTAGCGCCATCACAGCCCCCCGACGGCCACCCGGACGACCGACCCGACGAACTGCCGGCCCGCCGCCTCGACGGTCGCCGGCGACGCCCCGAAGAATCGCCGGCGCGGGATGCGGCCCGTCCCCCGTTGGTGAAAGCCGGCGTATGCAGGCGTCACCAAATCGACCGTCACGCCCCACCCGTTCGGCCGCGCCCGGTCGATCGCGGACAGGGCTTCGGCCATCATCGTTCCGGACAGGATCAGCGGCCGACCCGTCCGGTACTTCAGGGCGGGCCACGGCTGCCCCGTCACCGGGTCGGCGGCCGAAGAAAACGCCCCCGTCACGTCCCGCTTCAGCCCGGCGAGGAACGCCAGCGTGTGTGCCCGCTCGCGGCGGTTCATAAACGAGTCGGCGAGACTCCCGACGACCTTCGCCAGCCCGGTCATGTCCACCGGCCGCCCCCTAGTTCACGGCCGAACAGGTCAGGTTCCAGCCGCGTTCCTGAATCGTCACGTCCGCCTTCTGGATCGTCCACGCCCGGCCGTCGTCGCTGTCCACCAGCCCCCACCGGATGCCGGGCCTGACGAACCCGTCCTGCCCGGCCGGAACCCAGAACACGCACGCTTCCGTTCCGACTTCGATCCCGGCGGCGGCCATCTGGTCGAACGACGCCGGTTCCTTCCGGGCGTCCGCCGGGAACGTCACCCGCCCGGCGTCCGGGCTGCTGATCGTCACCGGCCGCATCCCGGGCACCAGCCCGGACAGAAGGAAGCCGTCGAAAAAGTCCGGGCCTACCATCGGTTCACCGGAAGTATTTCGTCATGGTCGCGTAAATCGCCAGGACGTTCAGGGCGAACGGCGACAGGACGTTGTGCGCCCAGGCGCCGTCGCCCGCCCCGAACTTCGCCGGGTCGCCCAGCGTTACGGAAAAATCCCGCACCGTGAGTTGCAGGGCGGTCAGCATGTTCGACTTAATCGACGCCGACCGCACCATAGCTTTCTGCCACCACCAGCCCAGCGAATCCAGGGCGGCGGCCTTGACCTGCCCGTGGTCGGCCTCGATTTCGGCCCCACTCAGCCCGGCCGTGTAAGTCACCTTCACGGACCGGGGCGACGACGCCCAGCACCCGACGACCCGCACCAGCCGGCCGGAATCGCACCTGTCGGGTACGGCCATGTCCAGCCGGTAGGCGGTCGCCGGTAACAGGCACGCTTCCGGCCAGTTCCCGTTAGTCGCGCCGGTCGTCCACGCCGCGAGGTTTTCGTAAACACTCGTCACGGCCCGGACCGGCAGGCGGGTCAGTTGCAAGTACCCCTGCGCCTGATCGACCCGCGACCGCGGCATGACGACCGTGCCGATCCGGTCCCAGCCGACGTCGATCCCGAATTCCAGCGGGGGCCGTTCCCCGCCGGCCGCCGCGAGGAATTCGGTATACGTCGATTCGACCAGCGGATACCCGACGACGCGGTTGATCGCGGATTCGACCCAGCCGCGAATCGTCCCCAGGAATTGCAGTTGCGGGGCGGTCAACAGGACGCCCCGGGCCGCCTGGAACCACGTCCGCACTTCCGCGTCGGATAGCAGCGCCATCACTCACCCCGCGGCTTCGCCGCTAGTGCCGAATACGCCGCACTGCCCGGCCCGTGGACGACCGGCGACGCCGCCCGACTCAGTCGCGGCGGGCACGCGACCGCGATCCGGGCGCGGGCGTCCATCCGGGTCAGCGGCCGGACGACGATCGCCCACGCCGCGAAGATCAGCATCGCCAGTTGGTTCATCGCGTCGCCGGTCGTCGGCGGTTCGCCCTGCCCGAACAGGGTGCCGAACAGGGTCAGTCCCTCGCCCATCGCCAGCAGTATCAGGAAGATCGCCAGCGACCCGTTGTAGGCGGCCCGGCCCGCCAACGACTTCAGGCGTTCGGGGGCGCCGTTCATGTCGTGCAGGCAGACGACGGCCGCACACAAGACGGCCCCCGACGACGCGACGCACAGCAGTCCGGCCCCGACGTCCCAGGTGGTCTTAATCATCGCGTGTTCTCCGGGCGGTCCGGGTCCGGCGGCGGCGCCGGCGGCGGCGCCGGTACTTTCCCCAGACCGGAAAGTAGTTTCAACGCTTCTATGAAAAAGCGGCGCGGGTTGTCCCGGGCCGTCGTCGCCGCGTTGAAGACGATCGCCGTCAGCAGCATTCCGGAAATCCCGAACAGGAACCCGGCGGCGGCCACCAGATTGACGGAAAGATTCAGGTACTCGGCGGCCCCGGGCGTCAGGAACCCGGCCGTCATCACGCCGACGAATACCGTCGTGAACTTCTGTATCAGGGTCAACCCCTTCGCGTGGGCGAGGCTGACAAGGGCGCCGGCCATGCCGGACGCCCACACGACGGGGTGTAGTAGCAGGTCGCGGGCTTCCGGGGAGGGCGGTTGCGCGTCCATTCTTACTCCGGGGAAGCAACGGGGTTGACGCCCGCCTACTTCGTCGCCAGCCCGCCCGACGTCTTCGATCCTCGACAGGTCGGGCAGGTTCGGGTTTCGTTCCGCGGGCCGTCCGGCCCGGCACCGCTCTTGCCCGCGTCCGTCGTGTTCACAATAACCACGCCCTTGCCCCCGCAGGTGGGGCAAGGGCGTGCCGTACCGATCGGGTTCATCATGGCACCGACTCCGCGCCGGTCACACCGTCCGGCCGCCAGTCACGACGCCGGCCGCGCCGCACTGACCGGGACGTAGGCCGGGACGTCCAGCGGGAACCGCTCCCGCTTCTGGCTGGTGTCCATCCGGTTCCGCTCGATGCGGCCCGGCAGACCTTCGATTTCGTCCATGCTCGGGACGTTCGTCCCGCGCAGTACGTCGCACTGGCCGGCGTCCAGCCACCGCCGCGCCCAGTACGCCCACTCCTTCATGTGGTCGTCGCTGACCCGCTCGTAAACGACCGCCTTCGCGGGTTCGGGCTTCGGCCAGCCCATCGCCTGCACCGCGGCCTGAATCTCGCGGGTGACGTCGCGGTTCTTCGGGTCGGCCAGCGGATCGACGAACGCGACGACCCGCCGCGCCCCGTCGTACTGCATCCGGACGCCGGGGATGGTCGGGCACCGGGCGAACCTGTCGTCCGGCATCCGCCCTTTAATCAGGCTCATGTCGAACCGGCCGCGCAGGTGCCGGTTGTTCATCGCGCACACGACGTTGTTATTCTGCGGCGTGGCGATTTCGATCTCGAACGACACGCCGGCGAAGGCGTTCCGGGCCGCAACGGGTTGCACGGGGGGACTCCCCGCGCCGCCGCCCGCCGTGGTCGCCGCCGCGCCGCCGCTCACGTTCTCACCTGCCATCGGACGCACCTTACCGGGCGAAGAAACCGGGCCGGCGTTGACCGGCCCGGCGGAAGACGACACGGCCCCGGGCGCGGGCGACCGCCCGGGGCCGTCCGCATCACTGGTACAGGGCCGTCGCTTGCGACAGCGTCCCCGCGGCCGTGATGTTATTGCTGTACAGGATGACCGGGCTGTTCGGGTGGTAGCTCTGCCACACGACCGCCCCGCCCGCCCCGGACGCGCCCGGGAACCCGGTCGTCGCGCTGGTCGGCGGGGCGATCGCCGCGTGCGCGCGGTTGTAGTGCGGGTCGGTGTCGCCCGCGACGCCCATGAACCAGAACGTCGCCCCGGCCCGGATGCCGGCGGCCGGGATCGCCGACACGGTGACGGACACCGTCCCGTCGCTGTTCGTGGCGACGCTCGACACGGTCGCCGCGTAGAACGTCCCGTCGTTCAGGACGACCCCGAAGTAGTCCGACGCCGCGATCGCGTTGTCGGACGCGCTCGGCGTGATCCCGCGGCCGAAAAACTCGGCGTTCGTCGAGTAGACGCCCGGGTCTTTCGCGATCCGGATGACCGTCCCGGCCCCGGCCACGGCCGCGACGACCGTGGTCCGGCCAAGTTCGCCGATGAACGTCAGGGCGTGCGCGGTGCCGCCGCTGATGTATTCCAGGTAGGAAATCTTCGTCCGCTTCCCCACCCGCGGCGGGACGGGGGCGACGATCGGCGTGTCGGCCGTCTGCGTCTGGCGCGGGACGGCGTAGGTGTCCAACAATCCCAGGGCTGCAAGGGCCATCGCGGGCGCTCCGGTTCGTGGTAAGGGCGGGCCGTGTGCGGAACCCGGGGGCGGGCGGCGGACCCGCCCCCGGGTGGTGGCGCCCGGGTGCAGCGGGGCCACTCTTGCGGGCGGCCGACGGGGGCGGGCGATCCCCCGTCGGCCTTGTACTGCTGACCGGGCGGCCCGGCTTACATCACCTGCGAATCCTTCATCACGCCGAAGGCGCCGCCGATTTCCGGCTGCCCGCCGTACCGCATCCGAACAACGATCAATCTCGTGTTCGACAGGGCCAGTTGCCGGCCGCCCGTCTCGACGCGGACCTGCATCCCCAGCCGCCGGTACATGCGGTAGCGCCGCAGGTTGGCATACGCGAGGTAGCCGTCGGGGATGTCGTTCTGCACCTTGAACGGCGTCTTCAGGATCGTGTAGTCGGCGTGATCCATGCCGAAGACGCGCCGCTCGTCGCCGGGGCCGACCGGGATCGACACGCCCTTGCGGTAGGTGTAGTCGTTCCCGACGTAGGCGAGGAACGCCCCGGGTTCGGCCCGGTACTGCTTCGCCAGCCCTTGCAGCATCAGCCCTTCAAAGTCGCTGACGGTCAGCGGGCCGCCGGCCCCGTACACGCTGTTCAGCACCGTCGCGGCGGTCGCGTTGAAGATGCCCAGCGGTTCGTTGTACCCGTTGCCGACCGCGATCACGCGGTCCAGCCATTCCAGCGCCTTCAACCCGAACTGTTCGATCACCTGACCGCCCAAATCGACCGGGCTGTCTTCCTCGAAGTCCTGCCCCAACTCGATCGCGGCGACGGCCGGGTAGACCGCCGTGTCGAACGCGCTGACGTAGCTGGCCGTGTTGAACGGCGTGATCGCCGTCCCCTCGCCGACGCCGCTGGTGAACGTCGGGTTGATGACCGACCCGCCCTTGATGCGCCGGCCGCGGGCGATGTTGACGACGTTGACGTAGGGGAACAGTTCCCCGTACAGCACGGGAATGAGGATCAGCGCGTCGTCGAACACGACGGGCGTGATTTCGATACCGCCGCTGGTGCTGTCGTCCAGCAGCGTCTTGACCTGGAACTCGGACAGCTTCGCCCGGTTGATGCTGCTGACTTCCCCGTGCGACTTGAGAAGTCCGGTCCACTTCTCATTGTGCAGGGCGAAGTACACTAGCTCCCGGTCGTGGTCGGTCATCCGCAACCACTGCGGCAGGTCGCCCCCCTTGTTCGTCCGCTGCGTCATGTACCGCAGCCACGCCAGGGCGATCGCCTTGTCCCGGTCGGACGGGTGATCCAGGCTGACCCCGTCCAGGCGGACCGGCTGCCCGGCAAACGGGTGCTGACCCTTCGCCCCGTTGATCCCGACGTTCGTCGGGTAGACGGCGCCCTTTTTCGTGGTGCTGTACTGCTTCGCCGCTTCCTTGACCGTGATCCGGGTCGCCTTGCTGAAGGCGGTCGCCGGGTTCACGTCGCCGCGCTTCGGGGTCAGCCCCAGGCGTTCCATCCGCTTCGACATGATCCGGGCGGCCTGCTTCGCGATCGCCTTCGCGTCCATCGCGTCGTCGGTCCGCGCGGCCTTGCGGCGGCGGGTCCGGTCGTCGGCGTCGCGGCCGGCGGGCGTCCCCTTCTTCTTCGGGGCGGGCGTCCCCTTCTTCTTCGGGGCGGGCCGGTCGTCGTCGTCGGTGCCGCCCCCGCCGGCGGTCGCCTTCGCGGGCTTCTTCCCAGCGTTGACCCGCTTCAGGTCGGCCCGGGAGAACTTCCCGTCCAGCATCTTTTGCCCGACGACCTTCTGAACTTCGGCGTCGGTCGAATCGGCGTCCAGCTTCCAGCGGCGAATCGCGTAACGCCGCAGGTTCTTGGAAAGCAACATCGGGCGAACCCCCTGTGTGTGAAACGGTCGGTCAGTTCCGGGGCCGGCGGCCCGGTCGCGTGGCGTCCCTACCGGGGCCGGCGGCCGGAACGTCCGGCCCGCCCTTTCGTCTGCCCGCTCAAACGGGCGAGTTGCTTCTTTTGGGCGGCCGTCAGCTTCCCGGCCAGCTTCGCGCCGGTCAGCCGGTCGAGTAGGGCGTCAACCTCGCGGGCGGCCTTGCCCCGCGGCTTGCCGGCCCGCGCGTCGGACTCGACGCCCGGGTTCTCCCGCCCGCTCACCCCGGCGTTGTCGCCGCCGCTCAGTTCGTCATCGTCTTCGGCGTCGGCGTCTTTGTCGTCGCCTTCCAGGTCCGAAGACGGTTCTTTCGTGTCGTCCTCTTCGTCGTCCAGGTCCGACACTTCCTTCCCCTCTTCGTCGTCGTCCAGGTCCGACGCTTCCTTGTCGTCGTCCTCTTCGTCGTCGCTGTCGGGGTCGGCCGGGTCGTACCCGTCGTCCTCGCCTTCCTTCCCGTCCAGGGCGTCGTCATCGCCGGCGTCGTCGCCCTTGCCGGTCATCGCCCGGACCGCCTCGACGATCCGCCCCAGCCCGGCCCCGACCTCGCGGATTGCATCGACCGACCCTTCCGGCAGGTCGGCGATTCCGGCGATCCGCTCGATCTCTTCCGCCGCGCTGGACAGGTTCCCGCAGCACGATTCGACGATTTCGCTGACGCCAGCCAGCATCCCCGCAAGATCGCGGTTCTTCGCGCTTTCGGTGATCGTCTCAAAGCTCGCGTCGATCGACCCGCCGATGTCTTCCATCAGCCCGGCCACGACGTTCAGCCGGCGTTGCGCCTCTTTGGGTAGCGACTCGTCCCCGCTCATCGCGGCGACGCTGGCGAGCATGTCGCCCAGCATCGCGTCTTTCGCGGCGCCGTCGGCGTCGCCGTCCGCGGTCCCGTCGGCGTCGCCG